GTCCTTTAAGATTTGGATCAAAAATTTCTATTGTTGGTTTGCCGGGGTTTGGATTATACAATTCATTTGGAGGGTAGAATTCTAACTTACCGCCTCCAATATTTCTTTTATGTTTTAAGCCAGTTGAACGGCTATCTATTAAATTAAAATTATATTTTTGCATAAAAGGATATTGAGAATAGATACTTTTAAGAATTTCGGATGATGTTATATCAGCCTTTCCACCCCCTACTTCCCCACCGTTAGCTAACTCTTTTTTTTTACAAGCCCTCCGTCTTGCATATCAAGAACACTTCTTTCTTCCTTTTTCTTTTGCTGCATGGGAGACGGGCTTTGTAGCGGACTACCCTGCGAAGGTGCGTGTATTGTTTCACCGCTAGGTTTTTGAACCATACCGCCCGTTTGCATCATAGGAGGCGCGGCTTGTGGTGGCATAGCAGCGGCCATTTGCTGTTCTTGTGGCATAGGAGCGGGCATTTGCTGTTCTTGTGGCATTTGCATTGGGGGCATCTCTTCTTGTGCCGCCATTTGTGCTGGTTCTGGTACAAAAGATTTTCCTTTATCACCTCTACTCTTTTCTAACTGTGCGCGAAGCTCTAAGCCCTTTTCACGATAGGTTTCAAGACGCTGAATACCAATGTACTCTACAAGCTCTTTTGGAATACGATACTCAAAGTTAGAGATTTTGATAGGAATATCAGAGTCAGGATCAGCACCTTCAATCTGAATGCCGTCTTGTTGGGCTTGCTTCATAGCTTTCTTAACTTCAATGTTAATGTTGTTAAGACCTACATAAAGCACTGATTCATACGGAAGGATAAAGTCGCCTTCTTTGGCTGTAGTGGGAATATCGTCCTCTACGGATTCAACGCCACCTTCTACAGGAAGATCACCCATAGGCTCGTTTACTACACCAGCCTCTAAAGGCGGCGGTGATTCCATTTCAGGAATGTTAGGTTGAATAAGTGCCATTGTTTTTATCTTTCCTTGTTATTAAAGTTTTTTGAGTAGTTTACCAAACATCACCTTCGGGACCCTCAGAGTGAATGCCTTCTGGACCGCCTGTAACATCTACCTCTCCGTAATCTCCAAACGTAAAACTAGTTTCTGCGGGAGCCGAGAAGCCGGGAACTCCAGACGTTCCGTGATCAAAAGAACTTTCATCATCGTCATCAAGACCAAAAACACCTGCAAGGGCGGTAGTACCGGCAGTTGGTGGAGTTGGATCGTCTTCTGATGTCCACCAACTTGTAACGTCATCCCAGAAAGACTTGGCTCCCGAAAAGAATCCTTCTCCTTCATACATTCCTGATTCTTTTCCAAAACCGGGAAAACTTTCTTGTTCTGTTCCCGGCGGGGCAGTAAAAACAGGTTCTTCAGTACCAAACGGACTTGTAGGAGAAAAGGTGGGTCCGTCAATGTTTATCGCTACACCTGTATAATTTCCCTCTTTGTCGAAAGCAAGTGAACGCGAATATGATTTAGTGCCTATATCACTGGGAGTTAAAGGACTGAAAGGATCAGTATCTAAATTTAACTCTTGATCGTCAAACTCTGCGGCTCGTAAACTTGATTCTATTTCGCCTTGTGGAGTACCTATAGTAAGACCGTGTTCTCCTTCCGCCTGTCCAAAAAACCCTTCTCTACCAAGAAGAGTATCCATATCCCTATCACTTAAAGAAAGCGAAAAGGCGTCTTCTGCAACAAGGTCAAACGCCTCTTGCTGGTTTGCCATAGAATCAAAAAAACTTCCTGATGTTTCGCCAAAAGGAACCATATCGTAAAAAGCTCCCTGTAAAACATCAAAAAACCCGAATCCGGAATAAGGGTGGCTATAGGCGTTATAGGCAGATGTTCCTATACCAAAAATACCTGCTGCAACCAAACTCGGAGGAGCTATTCCTAATATCGGGGCTCCTGTAGGACTCATTATAGTAGCAAGAGCCTCTTTTCCAATTTCTTGTGCAACTTTTGAAGCAAAGCCTTCAGGAGTTGTCGGAAATCCTATAGCTTTTCCAACGTCTGCCGTAAAATCTTGCGCTCCTTGAAAGGGGTTTGGCTCCGTTCCGGGTATCGGCGCTTCTCCTCTAGCAGCGGCTTCAGCTTGATCAGCAAAGTCAGCATACCCTCCCGCTCGCGTTGTATCTACAGAAGTGTCAAAAGAAGTGTCAAAAGGATCGCTTTCAGTTCCTCCGTCTATATCAAGTTCAAAAAACCCTTCCGGTAAAGCTTGTTTTTTTAACTCGTCAATAACATCTTTTGGTTCAACAACTTCAGCTTCAAGTATGTTTTGTGTTTCAGGTTTTTCTGATTCTTCTGGTATAAAGCCTTGAGGAGCTTCTACAGAGGGAGGTTGAAAAGTTCCGCTTCGTAATTGATCAATTGCTGATACAAAAGGACCCTGCCTTATGTCTTGTGTAAGAAGAGCTTCAGGACTATTTGCAGATTGCAGACTACTAATGGCTCCTCTTCTAAATCTTTGAAGAATACTTTCAAAAACTTTATTTTGAAAACTTTTACTTACAGGACCTTTAAGAGACCCTACAAGAGGCTGTAAACCTTTATTTGCGCTTCGTAACTGATCTGTTGCTGAAATAGAAGAGTCTGCGGTTACATCCGAAGAAGGTATAAAAGATACAAAATCTTTAGCCTCTAGTGTCGGAGCAACTGCCGATACTAAAGGGTCTTCTGAAGGTTCAAAAGGTTCAAATACAGAAGAACGAGACCCTTTTGGCGGCTCTTTAAAAACTGGTGAAGAACCACCACCGCTGCCACCCCACCAATTTTTAAAGTCAGGGTGTTCTGGATACGCAAACGGGTATCGAACGAAATCAAGTCCTTCGTCATCGTAAAGACTTGCTCCTTCACCACGATCACCTGTAGCAGCGGCTGAAAAGTACTGAGTACCCTCTATGTCAGAAGAACCTTCAAAAGCTAAAACACCTTGTCTAGCGGAAGGTTGGTGCATTGGTCCCGCATGTTTCATATACCTTTCAAGATCAAGAAAAGTTTGACGAGTTTGTCTTTGAGATCTGGTAAGTAGATGCTCCGGCGTTTGCATTACATTAGCAAACGTATTTTGCTTCTCATAGTCGCTAAGTGCGATTGCCATCTACATACTAGCCTTCTTTTTGCTTTGCATCACTTTTAACCGATACCTTCAGGTTCTGAAGTGTTTCCAGTAAAGCCAGCTTGCCCTGCAATCGGCGCATCTCCAATTCCGATTCCGCCACCACCAACTGCCGTTGCATCATTTGGCCCAACTGTTGTAGGTGTTCCTTGAGCGGCTCCCATGTTTCCGGGTTGTTGACCAGCGGGAGAAGCTTCTTGGCCTGTTGTGCGTTCATTTAGTCCTCTCAATACCTCTGCAAAAATAGCAGCATCATTTACATCATTTACAAGAAGGTCGGGGTCAATGTCTTGACTAATAGCAAGCTCTCGTACAAGATTAGGAATCTTAATAAACGGAGCTAACATAGGATTAGCAACTGTTTGTAAAAGAGCCGTTAAACGCTGACTGCGTACTTCTTTTTGTATAACTGCGCTAGTTCCGCGAGGTTTAATTTCAAGATCACCGTGTACTTCAGTCATGTGATCATTAAACTGCATATTCCACTGAAAGAACGCTTCGCCCATCGGCTTAAGAAGAAAGTCATCAATATTTTTAATAACTGTTTTAATACTTAGTCCTGCACTGGACATAAGCATACTTAGACCTGCCGCTGTACGTCCAGTACCCGTTACACCTGTCTGACCGTGTGTAATACTGGGAATACCTGTTTGCTCATCTGCAAGCTGGCGAGCCTTATCGTACATTTGTATATTTTCTCCAGCCGTATTGGGAAACTTAATACCGTTAATCGCTGTACCAGTTACACCCGACTGTCTGCGAAAGACCTTGCCCGGATATACATCGTAGGACTGACCGGGAACAAGCTGCGTTTCGTCAATATCAAATACAAGATTTCCCGCAAGAGCTAGATTGTCGATAGCCATACGAACATGCCCATTCATAAGAAGCTGGCTATCTTCCATGTTCTCAGCTACACCTACACCAAAGATTTGGTAGGGGTTTAGTTCAAAAGGAAACGAGTAAAAGGGAAGTCTTGTAGGCAGAAAGGGGTTTGATACAAGACGTAGAATTTGATTTCCACAAATCCAAGCGTTTACTTGAATAGACGATCCCGCATCGTTTGGTATATCGAGACCGGCATCTTCAGCACTGTTTGTATCCATGATACCCCAGTACTCCAGAACCTCGTAACGGTTTCTTTCATTTTGCGTATCTTTTTCGTTATTGTAAAGCGTACTTTCAAAATAGCGTTCTTCATAGTTTGGTCCTTCTTCCAAAACTGATTCAATAGCCTTTTTGTCAAACAGCGGTCTGTTTAGTAGATCGTAAAGTTGCTCTCTGTTAAACCTGTGCCGCTGTATGGCATACTCGCAATCTTGAGTAGACGTAGCAGACGGGTCGGGATAGAAATCCCAACAGCTTACAGACTCTATTCGAGGAACAGACTTTTCGTAGGGAGAGTACGTCTTTTCTTTAGACTCTTCGTCAAACGCCCAGTTATGTACAGTCTTGTTGTAATTAAAGGGTCCCTTAATGATACCTGTACCCAGTAAAGTACATTCAAATAAAGCGTGTCTCATCACGGTTACAGCGTTTGTATCTAGAAGCTGATCTTGTATGCATTTTTCTAAAAAACGTGCAGACTCTCTGGCTGGAGATACTTGTGGTTCTCCTGCACGGGATGGACCTTCTGATAGATTTGCTCCTTCGTACTGGTCGGCCATGCCGCCTAAAGGAACTGTCGCTTCTGTAGCACCCGGAAGAAGTTCTCGCCCATCGCCCGGAAAACCCAGCGGGTCTTGTTCTTCTTGAGGTTGCTCTTCTTGTTGTTGCGGGTTTTTAGACAGGTGAGCAAACTCCACAATACCTTCCGGTACGGGAGTGGACTCTACTGAAATGGGAAACTTATTTTGAGAAAAAAGAATGTCTACGATCTGACCGTAAGCGGCAAGAACTTTTGTTTTTGTAATTTTAATAAAAACTTGACTTCGTTCATTCTCACGATACTGTGTTGAAGAATCGTAGATACCACGATAATTCTTATAAGCTTGTAGCCACCTTTGTTCGTCAGGGAGTCTTCCAGTTTCAGCTTCTTCAAAACGAGACTGAATGGTTCCAACAAGTTCATACTCGTCTTCCTGCTTCATTTAAATGCAACTTTCGTTAGATAATACAAAATTAGCTGTTAGGTGTGTAAGCTGCCATTTTACCCAGAACATTAGGGTCAACGTGCTTGCTTCCTGACTCTGACGGAAAAGATTCCGTTAAGGGGTAGTTGCGCTTAATTACCGTGTCAAACTCAAGCTTTTCACGATGAAGAGCCGATTCGTTTACATCGGACATTTCACCCTGTTTTTTCATTTGGTTTTCGATGTAATTAGCACCGTACATTTGTTTGTTTCCTGTAGGCATGATATAGTTTCCTTTTATTGATTGTCAATGTTAGGTTGTTGATTAAACCTTAAAGCAGCGTCCATTTGAGCTTGTATTCGTGCGCGTCTCATTCGATCTTCTTGAATTCGTGCGTCTCGCGCTTCTTCTGTATGTACTTCGCTTGTATCTACATCTTGTAAAGTTTTTGCAAGACGCATTCTTTCTAGTTCTGGAGTAGTGTAGTCTAACTCGGTAAGTTCAGCTTCTCTTGCTTTCATTTGAGAGGGAGCATCAAAAGCTCTTGATTGAAAACCCGCTCTATTTGCTTTTATATCTGCAAGCGCCGTTGTTCTTTTGGCTATACCTCTAGATTCCACGTGTTGCGGTCCTCGAAGACTATAATGTCTTTGAGATGCAGCGGCTTCCATTCTTTCAAGCAGTTCCTTATCGCTGATATTAGGAGTGTCATCAGGAGACATACGCTCTGCTGGGTCATCCGCCCACCCTGCGGGAGAGGGTGCTGCTGCTAACTCTGCCGTATCATATAAAAGGCCCGCCCATCCGCCTAAACCTACTTTAAAGGCTCCCTTTAAAAGTTTTCGAGCAAGGTCTTTTGATCGAGTGCTTGCAGACTTTTCGCTTACTTCTGAATCTTCAGGTATAGGCTTATCTAGCTCTAGTTTATTAATCTGGTCTTCAACAGCTTGCGAGCGTTGGGGTTCTGCGGCGGAAGAACCTGTAGAACGTCTACGACTTCTTGGAACAACGGCTGGGTCGTCGTTTAAAAAATCATCTAAATGTTCTGTATTGTTTAAAGGGTCAACAAATACTCCTGCATCGTCTAACCTTTTTGTTTTATACGCTTCAATAGCCTCTTTAAATTCTTGTACTGAATTAAATTGACTTAAGATTAAACCATGTTGATCTTCATCAAAATTTCCAAAAACAAAATCTGCAAGTTCTTCTGCTAGTTCTGAGCGAAGTTTTTTACCAGCTTTTTCAACTCCTTTTTGAGTACCAGATACTTTTCCAAAAATATTAGCGAGAGGGCTAAAACCTAGCTTTTGTAAAAAAGTTAAAGGTGTTGTACTAATTCTGTCAGGGTTACGGTCTAAAATAGCTTCAGTAACGTCATTTTGAGCCCTTGTTGCATCCGTTTCTTGAAAGACACCCTGTTGACCCGTTAAATAATGCTGCTCTCCTGTATTCTGTCCAGAAGAACCTCCGATTCCTCCTGCGCTTCTACCCTCATGTTGAATTAAAGCGTTGGCTCTGGACACTCCTAAACCAGTATCGTCTCCTATGTACAGCCTTCTAGCAAAAGAGTAGGAAAATTTACGGAAAAGACGGGGTGTAAAACTTATCTTTTTACGTACACCGTCTTGTAGCTGAATAACATCGGGATAGCCCAGCTCTTTTAATTTTTGTTTAAAAATATTCGTATAGCTATTTTGCACGGCAGTTGTAGAGCCAAAAAGTTTATCTGCTACACCTTCTTGATCTTTTGCTGCTTCTGATAAGATAGACCACAAAAAAGGATTAAGTCCGTACACGGTTTTTTTCTTTTTATTATGTATAAATATGCTTTTTACTTCTGAAATAAGGAAAGTTTTAGGCTTTTTTGTACCGCTTGTATCTTTTAACTCTTCTATCAAGTCTATTGCTTCAGGATCAATTTTAGTTAAAAGCCTGTTTGTATCTGCTTGTCGCATTCCTGTTATAAAAGTTAAAATCGCATGTGCTTGAACAACTTTTTTAGGTATAACTCTATTACCTACTTGAACATCCGTAATGTCATTAAGAGTTTTGTAGAAAGCCTCTACCATAATATGATCAGGCGCGAGAAGTATAATTCCTTTTTTATCACGATCTGTAAGCTTAAAGCCTAAAGTAGGATAAGGTACATTTTTTTTACCAAGTTGAGCTACTAAAGGATTTGGTACTGAGGCATTTTCTTTATTCCAAATTGTAAATTGGTTGACTTCTCCAGAACGTAAGTTATTAAGAATTGCTTGAACGTTGTTTCCTAAATCTTGTATATTTGACGCAGTGTAAGGAATAGGCTTTCCTTTTATATTTACTGTTGCACTACCTTGTAAAAGATTTTCATTTTCAGCAAAAATCTTATTCATATTTTCTGCTGTATTAAAGTCGGCTAATGTCATTTTTTTAACATCTATTCCAGAGTCTTGGATAAGACGAAGAGAACGGCGATATTCTTCTTCGGCACCCCAAGTTTCGTCGTGGATATACTTTCCCCCGATATAGGATTCAAAAGCTTGTTCTATAGTTAAGTCTTGAATTTTATTAGCCATGTGTAAAAGGTTTTTTAATATCCAAATGTTGAGTTAATAGGTTGATAGCTTTCTTGCTGTTTAATCGAATGAAACATAGAACTTGTTGCATAGCCAGTTTGACGAGTCATGCACAAGTACCGTAGCGCATCGTACGCATGATCCTCTGCCTTTGTGTCTACATCTTCCGATTGAGTTTTGGAAAGAGGCAGCGTAGGCAGTGTGCGTACTAGATTTGTACAAGTACCAAAGATTCGTAAACCGGGTTGATCTTCATTCTTTATGGAAAGCCTTCGATGAAGCTCGATTTTTCCGGCTATGCGATTTCTGTCCGCTGGCGTAAACCTTGCGCCTCTGCGAATCATCGTCTCTGCTATGCTTGGTCCCGTGCCATGATTTGACCAGCAAGAACCATCTAAAACTGATTGTGCCATCGGAGGATCGTCATACTCTAAAGCCATAATGAGTTCTGCGATACTTTCTCCGGTGTGTCCTTTTTCGTAAAGTTCTCGATATATCCAAATGTTGTTATCCCAATCTACAGCGCCCCAAAGAACACAAGAAGGGCTACTGTAGCCGTAGTCCATTGCGCGTATGCGCGGCCAGTTAAAAGGAATCTCAAAGGGCTCTACAACATGTACGTGTCTTTCAAACTCACTAAACGCTGCTCCCTCTGCTACGTCCCAATCACCTTCTAAAAGACGCCTACGCTCTACTTCCGGTAGACTAAGAAGCATTGCTTCGTATTCACCAGACTCCGCTAGGTAAGGATTGTCTGTAAGTCTTGCTGGTATGAATCTACGCTGGAACAGCGGCTTTTGTGTCTTTGGGTTTGTAAGTACTCTTCCCGTGTCGTGATCAATGGCCCAGAACGGCGTATTGGGAACCGTAGGGTCGATAAACATCTTTTTAATCCACCAACCGCCCGAACCGCCCGGATTAGCAGACGCTCGCATGTACGTTTCCAGCGTGGGATCGGTGGTTCTGAGACGACTACGAAGGTAAGTCCAAACATAGGGGGTGGGGTAATGTCCCAGTTCATCGACGCCTATCCATGTAAACGCCTGTCCTTGATATCGTGTAACGTCGTGGTCTTTGTCTACGTAGCTGAAAAGTGCCGTAGCTCCGCTTGGAAACATCCATGTTGATTTTGATTCTCTAAATACTGCACCGTTAAAGGCGCGAGGGTAAAGTTTGCGGGATTGCTCTATAAGTTCTGTTAGTTCTGCAAGTGTACGCCTTAGAAGAAGCGCCTTATGGTTTGGGTTGTCCGCATAGCGTAAAAGGTCAACAAGCATAGCATAGGACTTTCCACCACCTGCTGCGCCTCCGTAAAGAACTTCTTTTTCGGGAGAAGCGAGAAAATCTGTTTGCGGTCCTTCGTTGGGCTTGAAGATAAGCTCTGTATCTTCGTGGAGTTGTTGTCTAACTTGGGCAGGTAGTGTATCAATAGTCCTATCATCTAAAACTCCACCTTTGCCAGCGATTTGATCCGATTTCTTTAATGCTTTCGATTGATTGTTTAGCTTCTCTAGCCTTTTCTCTGCGTTTTCTATATTTTTTTTCTGTGCGGCAATCTTTCGGCGTTCGCCTACTTTCTTTTTTTGTACTCTTGAGTACTGGTAGCGCCCTTTTTCTCCCGGCTGGAGTGTAGGTCGGCCTCGACTCTTTTTTTGTGTAGATTTTGTCGGCATAATGTACTAAACCCATACATCTACAAAGGAACGCAAGGGTACAACTGTTGTTTTTTGTTGTTTTTCGTAAGTTTTTACAAACGAAAGCCTTTTATAATACAAAATAACTCTGTTTGTGTCGGGTTTTAGGTTTTGAATCAGCATTTTCACCATTTTCACCGTTTTCGGTTTTTTTCTTAGAGCTTATATTTAGCTTTTCGGGAGCCGCGTGAATAGGTTTTCTTTGGTGCGGCTGGTTTCCTTTTTTTGCGTTTAACCACACCGCCCTTGTTGAACTCTCCCTCTGTCGGGCGTTCGTATCGCAACACTTTTAAGATATCATCCCCTAACTGCGTAAAAACAGAAGGAGGCTCATTCCTTTTATATTCTTCATTCTGTCGATCTATTATGGGTTGCAACTCACGATTTCTTTTTTCTTTGGCGTCACGTAGTGCAAGACGTTCGTCGCGGTAAACGTCAACTGCTTCTTCATTTGAAGGAA